GTCATTTCGGATAGTTACGTCATTGGTTGAACCCTGCCCTGTAAGGATGAGTCCTGAGGCGGCTGTATAACCCAACTGTGCAGCAGCACCGGCAGAGGTATCTGAGTCAGGATTTAGAGTAGAGGCGGTGAGCGATCCGACAATATCAACACTGGTCGTGCCTGTCGCTATCGTGAGAACAGAACTATCCGCATCATTCTTGATAGTTACGTCACTGGTTGAACCCTGCCCTGTAAGGATGAGTCCCTCGCTGACTGTCCAACCCATAGCCGCGTCATCACCAGCGGCAGTATCTGTCGAAGCTGTGAGAGTCCCTACCTGAAGATCCACTAAAGCATTTGTAACAGCCGCCCCAGCTCCCGCACCGTCGCAATAAACAATAACATTCTTGCCGTTTTGTACCGTAACATTGGCTCCGGAACCTTGCGAAAGAACAACAGAATAGGGGCCACTGGAACCGGAATCTGTAGTGGCGTTCTCAATAATAAACCAAGCTGGAGTCGTATTTGGAGCTATTGTAACCGTGCAATTTGAATCCAAAGCTCCTGTAAATTTAATCGCTCGATACATACCGTCCTGAAGATTTTCTGTCCCGGATTCCGGAGAAGCCTCTCGAACAGTTAGGGTATGCGTATCTGCATTTGTTGTTATGGCTACGGCCTTGTATGACGCTAACCGGTCCACAATGTCCCAGTTATGGTTTGAGGTAGTACCCCAAGTACCGGCCTGTTCTCCAGAACCTATTTTTTCTAAGCTAAAGCCTGTTGTATATGTAGAAGCCATAATCTTTTCCTATGCCGCTATATCTGTCCAATCCGGAGTCTGCGAGCCATCAACCTCGGACCAACCGGGTGTTTGTGAATCATCAACCTCGGACCAACCGGGTGTTTGTGAGCCATCTACCGCAGACCAACCAGGAGTTTGTGAGCCATCTACCGCAGACCAACCGGGAGTTTGTGAGCTATCAATAAGACCCCAAACATTGGTTTCTCCAATAATTCCTGTCGCCGTAACGCCTGTAACCGTAACAGAGGTTGCGCCCGTGACCGTAACAGAACCAAGAGAACCTGTCGCCGTAACGCCTGTAACCGTAACTCCAGCACCCGCCGCAGGAACGACCGTGCCAACCGCGCCCGTGGCCGTAACGCCCGTGACCGTAACTCCAGCACCCGCCGCAGGAACGACCGTGCCGACCGCGCCCGTGGCCGTAACGCCCGTGACCGTAACTCCAGCACCCGCTGTGGGAACGACCGTGCCGACCGCGCCCGTGGCCGATACACCTGTGGGAACAACATTCGCGCCCGCAGTAGGAACGACCGTGCCAACCGCGCCCGTGGCCGATACGCCCGTAACCGTGATGACACTTGTACCCGTAACTGTAACCGTGCCAACAGCACTCGTACCCGCAACGCCCGTAACATCGACGGCAAGAGGAGAGTTCCACGCACCCTCATTCCAAGTACCTCTTCCCCAGCCATTGATGTTTGCCAAAGCATTGTCCCCTACGCAATCCTAATAATCGCTGTACTCGCAGCAGCAGCAGGAAAGGTTATTGTGAACGTACCCGCCGTACTGGTCTTGTCACCACTGAAATCCAGCGCACAAACCGCTTTATTTGAATCAGAACTGTTATAGATTAAAGCCCCTCTTGCTGTGATCGTAGCTGTAGTGAAACTGAGATCTGAAAAATCAGTGAAACCAGTCGTTCCGCTACTGGAGGGATCAATCCTTGTTAAACTCCCACCTCCTGTAGCGTAGCTCCCACTCGAAGCCACCTCTCCAGCAGTGGTAAATGCTGTAGTGGCCGCTCCTAAAGTAGCTGTAGTGGAAGATTTTCCACCACTGCTTATGGCATATAAAGCCAGTTTAAAGGTATCGCCACCCGAGAGCTTAAAATTGTGTACAGCCTCAAGCACCTCTTTCTTGAAAGACGTACACATAGCCGTTGTAATTGCCATACTACAAACTCCTTAGATTCCTCGCTAATTCAGGGAAACCCGCTTCCCGCAGCTTTGCAGCGACAGTTGCCCTATCCTGATCTACAGCATGTTTTATATAATAAACTATAATCTCATGGATCTTGTCTTTAAAAGTCGCTGCTTGCTCACGAAGTGGTTCTGGAGCCTCGTCGGCTATATAAAGTATCTTGTCCACAGCCCTTTGAGCCACTTCCTCCACTGAAAGACCTCGGTTGTCAGTTGTTGTTACATCAACTGTGCCTACGGAAAAGGAGGCAGTTACATCAAGCATTTGCTGCCTCTCTTAACGGGATCACCCCGTCATGTCTGCCATATAAAACAAGATTATTGTCTAATGGCTCCGGAGGCGTGGATTCAGACTTCTTTGCTATAGTCAAGGATCCTTCCGAGATAGACATGACCAAAGGATCATTCAATCTGTGATACCCGTAAAGTTTCTCTTCTTCAGGAACGTTTGTGTCAAGAAGCGTCGAGTTATGGGCAACCTCAATTTGCATACCACGCGCAATAGCCGCCGAAAGCCAGAATTCAGCACAGGCTCGACCCGCTTCCGCCACAATCAAATTTGACTTATACGAATAGTCAATCCCGTAAAGATAAAGCTTTTCAACTTCATAGTAGATGGCAAAGGCTATTGCATAGGGTACTGTATTGTTGAAATAGCATAGACCTGTGTTCTTGATCACTTCTTCAAGAGGATAAAGAACAGCGCCGGGAACTCTTTTATCCAAAGTACAGGTATATATCGGCCCGGGATGCGATCCCAAAGCCTTGCGAAGTGCGTCTGTCTGAGCGCCAGCGTTTTCGGTGTCCAGGAATCTTGAAGCCGGGTCCATCATAAAAACTCGATCATGTTTTATAGGCACCATCATGGAGTTTATGGCCCACACTTCATCAAAACTTTTCCCGTTCGCAACGGACGACGTAAAAGTCCCCTGCGTGCTGCCAAGCCCTACAACAGCTACATGCGCTCCTCTCAGGTTTTTTCTCATTGCACGGGAATCCGTACGTTATCGTGCCTGTACTGATCCTGTGTCTGCTTCCCTTCACCCAAGTTCTTGAGCCACTGCAAAGACTCCATAAATCTGTTGTTGTAGAGTGACATTAAATCCGGCTCACCTTTCATAAACGTATAGGCTTCTAAAAGGCTGCCGTACAAAAGGCATAGTTCGGCATTTGTCCCAAGCCAACTGGTTCCATCATCAGACGCTGTTATAGACTGGGGGCGGTAGAAGTAATGAAGCTCCATCGTATAATTGGCATCCGGCGTAGGAGCCAGAACCAGACTATCCTCGTCCCAGTCACCGTAATATTTGGGTGTTCCTGTTGTGGCTGGATTTGGCGTGTAATCCTGTAAAAAAGTAATGTGCTTGTACTCAAGAAACTCGTTAGCCGAACTGTTGACAACGCTCAAGGAGAACGGCGACAGGAAATCTGTCGGCTTTGCGAGAAACTTCGTCGATTGAGTGGCTGACCCCGCGACATTCTTACGAAAATCATCCAATTGACACTCTTTGAGGATGCGTTCTTCAGCATTTAGGATAAATCGGGATAGCTGACCAACGAAAGTGCTTTCAGCATTATCCGTGTACTCCTGTATCGCTGTTTTCAAGGTTGTGTAGGTAAAAGCCATCTCATGCACTCACTGTTACAGGGCCAGCGGAAGAATATCCGCCTCCACCCTTTATACTTCCAGAAGTAGCGGTTCCGCTTCCAGAAGTAAAAGTGTAGCTGTTGCTATCTACTTCAGTGATGGAGAAACCGGAAGCATTCTCAAGGGCGGTTTCTGTGAAACCATCAAAGGCCTCTACCTTTCTAAATCGTACAGTGTCCCCTGTGCTGCGGCCATGCCCGGGTTCGGTAACTGTAACTACAGCGGAACCGCTTGTCCCGGACTTGAAAGCGTTAAAGGGAAGCAGAACCAGTGCAGCAGGCTCCACCCTGGCAGGGCGACTTATCCGTAACGCTTGAGGGTCAGGGATATGATGCAGGGGGGTTAACTGGGGTTGCTTTGTTTCAAACTCATCGTCCCCAACCAGCATCCCAGTCCATTCCCGGGTCATATCTTGTAATCGGTATGCCCTACCAGAACGATCTGATATCCCAAGAGCATATTTCCCTGCGGCGTATTTGGCCATGTCAAATACGCAATGATTGGGAGGTGGGTATCAATCGGAGAGAGACCGTGGGGGCTCCGAAGATATCTTCGGAAGAGGCTCGTTGGAACTCCTCCTCGTAAAGTGCTTTCAAGATTTCAATACGTTGAGGAGAACGCTTCAGCGCGATCTGGAAAGCGAGGCCGGCTACCAGGCATGGGAGAAACCTGTACGGAACATCGGCTGTGTTAGTAGCCGCATCGGCGTCCTGAATTCTCTTGACCCTGTAGTAAATAATGGAATCCGTAGAATTCTCCGGAGCGGGCCATACAGTGATCGTTGGGGTAATCTGACGATCAACATAGAATTGTGTCGGACGCCCCTGTGTCGTTTTCTTCGGGATACTGAGGTATTCTTGGCGACTTATTCTAGTGATGGAGATATCTTCACTGCTGCGACGCAAAACAGCTTCCAGTACGTCCCCGGAAGCTTGAACATCCGCCAGACTTGGATCGGCACTGATGGTTGTGCTCGCCGAACTACTGGATCCTGTAATGGTCTCCGCGGCAGTGAAGGACCCGGAAGGAACCGTTAAGGTAAGTGTGGTGGAAGAGGGCTTCGTTATAATGGAAGCTGTAACCCCACTCGATCCCCCTGTTATAGTTTCCCCCACACTAAGACTGCTGGAATCCCCTACCGTAGCGGTAATGACGCCTACGGGATAAGTTGTTACAGCAGAAGTACTGGACAGTTGAGCTACGCTTTGCGTTACCTGATCAATGGTCCACAGGTTAAGGCCCCGGTTGGCCCAATCAGCAAATAGTAAATTTAAGGATTTGCGGGCGGTACGACTGTCATACCCTGTACGAAACTCCAGCCCACATCTCTCAAAGGCCTCTTCCGTAATGTCGGCCATATCCAGGTTAAAATCAACCGAACCAGAAGTTGCCATAACTTTCACCTATCCCCATAAAGTCAGTCGCACACCTATCGCCAACTGGCCTAACACCAAAAAGCCAACCCCCCATAATATCTTAATGATAAAATCGAGGGTTTTCTGAACGTGATGCAGATCATTTTTCTTAATGACCTCAATACGTTCTGACAAAATTCTCAACTCTCCCCGGATTTTCACCAGTTCAAGTTCGTTTTGTCGCGCCTTATCGGTCATCGTCTAGAACTCTTTAATGCACTCCAGGACGATTGTGTATGTATCCCCCGCACCATGCCCAACCGTTGTGAATCTCAAATCCCCTGTAGGGCTCGAGGCACTGTTAACAAGCCCTCCAAAAGAAGAAAAGTCGAAGTCCCCCTGATATCCCGAGGGAAGCTCCACAGCTAGTGTGTCGGTACTGGCATCCCATAGAATTTTTACCGATAGCCCAATCGTGCTGAACCATATCCGGTTGATACGGAGATTACTGCAAGCAGTGCCATCTTGAAGGGACGACAAACCAGAAACATCCACCGCCATGACGGCACTTTGGCCGGTGTCTACATAGGTGTAGGCGAAAGATTTAACTAGCCTTCCGGGACCATCATCGATGATCTTCTCGGTA